GAGTTGCAGTTCGTTCTGTTGTTAATGAGGTTTACGCCCCAAGCAACAAGATTAACTGTTTCCCTATTGTGTTAGGTAAGAGTACTCGAGTTCTCCTGAAAGCCCTCCCATTTTATGGTGTAGAGTTTGATGATGAGAACGAACCTGTTTGGCCGATTGGTGATAGGTGTAATTGTTTACCCACTTGTTGCTGTGAACGTGGTGACTGTTATTGTCGACCAGTTCGCGGATATGAGAGACCTATCGGTTGGGGGCAAGTTCCATCCTTCGGATCGTGTGTTGAGAACCCACGATCAAAAGGTGGCACCTTTGGCCAACTGGTAGACCACGAGGGTATAGGTTCCTTCTTTGGGCTTTTTCCTAAAGAAGGCTATCTTATTGGATATCTTCGTTGTCGAACCTTGGTCACTGAGCTCCGGGTTCCCGATGTTTGGTGGGAAGAGGAGTTTTGCGAGATTAGACGTCGTGCTCGATGTGTTGACGTGATTCAGTGCATACCTGTTGCATTATGCGAACCTTTTAAAGTTCGTGTAATTACAAGAGGCAGTGCTGAACCATATCATATTGCTCGAGCATATCAGTCCATCCTTCACAAGGGGATGTCTCGCAATGATCCCTTCCTATTGACAAAGGGACCTGTTGTTCCCGAGGTTGTTGATCGCATGCTTGAAAAGGCACGATCAATGCCCAACAGCCATGATGGATTTTGGGTCAGTGGTGACTATGAAGCCGCCACTGATAACCTTCATCCCGATCTTTCTGAGGAGTGTATGGAAGCTATTTGTCAAAAGCTCCACATATCTCCAGATGATCGTTTATTGCTGTTGAAAGCTCTGACCGGACATGAAATTGCATGGGTCGGTACAGGCTCGGGAAGAACTTCAGCTCGACAAGTCTGGGGTCAATTGATGGGTTCGCCCGTTAGTTTTCCTATCTTGTGTCTAGTAAATGCTGCGATAACAAAATTGTGGTATGAAGAGATGCTCGGTAGGGAAGTTAGATTAATTGACCTCCCCCTTCTAGTTAATGGTGATGATATTTTGTTCTGGTGTCCCAGTGTTGATGCTTATACTCGTTGGAAGGAATTGACTACGGAGGCCGGGTTAATGCCCAGTCTCGGTAAGAATTACTGTTCCGATAAGTATTTAGTTATCAACTCCGAGATAACCAGAATAAAAAGAACTGTTGATTGGTTCGGGTGTCCGACTTGGGTGCGATTGGAACGTTTGCAGAAGATCAATTTTGGACTCTTCTACGGGTCCGGCAAGTCTCAATCCAGTCATGAACTGGAAAAGAAGATTTT